GAGTATTTGTTGTCTTCCAACCATTCTCTCCACCAGTGGTGAAATTGTCATTCTGCTCGCCCGCAAGACGAACATAAGTAAGGGGCGCAACATTTGACTTAAGGAAAGCCTTAGCAGCGTAGGTGCCGTACATTGGAGACTGGTAGTTACCATCGCGGTAAACATCACCGCCACCGTTTCCTGGGACTGTGTCTCCAAAGATTTCAACGAAATCGGAGTATGATTCGACCTTGATAGGTTGCATGGCGGGACCTCTTGCGGCACGACCAATAACTACTGGACCGATGGCGTCTGGTCTACGTGGGCGGAAAGAGTTATCAATCTCGTTGATAAACACACCGGGGGACACAAACTTAAAGCTTTTAACTGACATTCTAAGAACCTCTCTTTTGTAAAAATAGTGCTACATAGCACCTTCAATCATAATGTAAATAGTAGCACTAGTTCCAAAGAGACTTCAGGATGTGCTTAGTCTATTAAAAAGTTATCACTACCTGCTGGAACAACTGTTTCTCGCGGATAGGTTATTTCCACTATGCTCTCTTCTTTAGTCACAATGGGTCTGTCATCGCTATTACCTTCGCCAATTAAGTAGCCAAGAACTTTGATGGTTACTTCACTCGTGAACTGCCTCTCGTCTTCACCTAGATTGGCGACATTATTGGACTGGGCGAAACCCTGGTCGATGAACGCCTCATAAAGATGACCATTTCTGCGCATTATGAATGAATTTATCTGACCTGTTCTCGTCATAAAGGGCTGAGTGAGATCGTTCATCTGCTGCTGATATTCTGTTTTGACTACTATTTTGTAATCAAGATTGACGTAGATTGGAATAGGAATAGACAAAGTTTCAATAACGACCTTTTTGTTTACTCTCGGGAAGTATTTCTGTCTATCCCCGGAAGTGTTTGTGCGTGTGTTACCGACTACTGCGAAGTTGCGAGTTTTATCTTGCTTTATTCTCTTGGCAATAGTCATTCGACCTGTTCTACCATTTCGTTTGTTAGAGAAAATCTGTGCCTGATAGCCGCCCTTTCTTGATGGATCTTTTGTTATTGCTGTTCTCTCGACTGTAACCACGGGAAGGGTGATAGCACCAGAGCTATGATCGTCGGGGACTCTGAGATCTCTGTTCTTTTTGATTTGAAATGCTCGCTCGGGGGTCTGCCACAAAACAGGCACGCGCTTGTAGCCTTCATTTGTTGTTGTGGTGAGATCTAGATCTTCTTTAATCCAAGACATCATCGCATAGTCTATGTCCTCTATGCGAGAACCTAGCATCCCTATCTCTTGTAGGGTGAAGTCTTTCTTATCTTCTGGTAGTTGTGCAAAATCAAAGTTATCAGGTAGCATCGAATAGTCCCTTGCGTGCTCTCTTGCATGTAGCAGAGATTTCAAATGTTTGGTTTACTTGACCGAATAATCTTCTTGCAGAAGATAAGCCCATAATCTCATAATAGAGATCTCCATAGAGAACAAAGTCTCCCTCACGGACAAATAGATTCTGATCTTCTGCGAGTCTGCGCTTGTGAAAGTGGACGGTGATCTTTGAAACATTATCCACTCCTACTGAATCTAGATAAGAGGTGTTGTCTTCATCAAACTTAACCAGGGCATAAACCCTTACAGGTGGTAAATAGGTTTTCTCTACTGCCTCACCATAAAGTTCGTGAAAGTTTGTTGCTTCAAGATCGATAGGATAATAAAGAATCTGTTGTCCAATAACCTTTTCTACAAGTTCATCGTTGACTTGCTTTACAAGATCACGCTCCTTCTTACCAAGAAAGAGTGGAGGAGGAGGCGATGCTGGTCTGGACCATTCGTTATCTGACATTTAATTATCCTACGAAGATGGGTAGCGGAGAGCGACGAAGAGTTTCTTCTGCTGCCGTGACCTTCTCTTGCTCTTTCTTGGAGAGTTCTGTGTATTCAATCTCTTTCAACATGTCTGTTAGTTTCTGTCGGAGATCGTCTTTTTCTTTTTGTGCCTCGGATAGAAGCGCAGAGTAGTTTAGGGTGACAGACTCGCCTGGAATTGGAACAGTCTGGAACTTGCCACGAATCTGTCCTAGCATCTCTTTACAGAGAGCGAGAGCATAGTTGCGAATCCATTGCTTACCCATAGAGTTGATGTTCTCGTAGGGGATGTTGTCGAATGGTAATGTGTTAATGTTGTTGACACCTTCGACGCCCGTGTTTACATCGCCAGTCTCGCCCCAAGAGTTATCGGCTACGCGGAAGCGGACCCAGATGCGGTCTAGATAGCCAGCAAAGTTGTCGTGTCCGCGAGGAGTTGGGTAGAGTCTGAGCTTGTTGTCGAGAATCTCAAATGAGTAGTGAGATGTTCTTGTGTAGAGGGAATCTTCATACATTATTGCTTGTAGTTTGTTCTGCCAAGTTGGAATAATCTCGAAAGAAGAGTCGTCAGCATACTGACCGTAGGTGGAGGCGTTGCCTGCGACACCGATGCCCCCGTAGTAGCCATAGAAGCGCCACATGGCGATTGGAGAGCGATAAAAAACCTTATCGATTATGACTCTGGAGTCTCCAACTTTTCCAGCATAAGGCACAGCATTGCCGTCATCGTCTAGTCCTGTTGCGGACGCGCCAGAGATGATAGATTGAAGATCATAATCTTGTTGGTTTTTGACCGTTGTGAATGAGGCGGAATAGATTGGAGTTGTTCCACCGAATCCAGCCATTGTTGCTACAGCGTCTCCTATCTTGTTTGCGTAAGATAGAGTGATTTTGGAATACTGTAGGTTAGTTCCGGCTGGACCAGACAAAGAATCACCTTTGTGATCGAATGTGCCTGTAGTCTTGCCGAGAGCATCGGGCAGAATGTTTTTGCCTTGATGCATGTTGAGGATGTAAGAATACTCTAGAACTGCTTCTTCGTAGGCAGCATAGACGTTTGAGTCTGTTAGTTCAATGTCTACAACATCGCCACCTAATCTTTTGTAAACAAAGTCTACTTGTTTTGCTGCGCCGCTTAAGAAGTAATCTGAACTATTGTAGACCCCAAAAGGGACGGCGGCTGCTACATCACCGGCTGTTCCGGTCTGTGAGAGAATGATAGCGCTTGTTTGTGAGATGGGTTGTAAGTTTGTAGGCATTCATAGAGCCTCCTGTTCGTAGTAAATAGTGAGGGCATAAACAAAAACCCCCTGCCGGAGCAGGGGGTTTAGGTTTTAGATCAAGCTGCTATCAAGCGCCTTGTTCACCTAGGAGACCACGGACGACAACTAGACCGTACATATCTGGACGGACCATCTGCTTCGCGTAGCGGGTCATAACACCCTTACGCGGAACGAAGTCTTCCGGTCCAAAGATGGTGGGAGTGGTCTGTAGCGGCACGTAAGGTGCGTAGACATAACCAGACTCTAGGAAGCTAGAACCACGGCGACCGATTAGAATCACGTTGCGGAGGAAGTAGGGGTCAACGATGACATCAAACTTCTTGCTTAGTGAACCGACCTTGAGAGCGCCGATAGAACCCTTCTCTTCGTCGTGAGTGACGCTTGCACGGAAGCCAGCGGTGAACTCAAGGATGTTGGCAACCTCGGGTCCGCAGACGACGAAGTTAGCACCACCACGGAGAGTCTTACGATGGATCTGGGCAGACACGTCGTTGACTGTCTCTACTAGAGTCTCGTACCACTCGGAGACTGTGCCGGTGAAGTCGGGAGCCTTAGCGGAAGCACCGATTTCGTTACCGTTAGAGTCAACGAAGAGACCCGGAGCGCGTGACCAGTAGCGAGTGCCAGCGGTGGCACCGTTTACGAGGTCGGCGAGGATCTCACGGTCGATCTCAAGAGCAATCTGCTCAGAGAGAAGACTGGTAAGCTCAACCTCGGCGTCGAGGTTGTGGTAGGCGTTGAGGTCCTGACCGAGTTCAGGGGTCCACTTAGCCTTGAGCTTCTTGGTCTGCGCTGTGACAGCAATAGAGTCAACCTTGATGTCGATCTCAGGGATGTCGGCGTTGCCTTCGAGTGGCATGGCGAATCCAGCGATTGCACCGCGAACGTTGGCATCAGAACCAACGGTGTCGCGGACAGGGTACTGGACAGCCATGTTTTCATCAGCAGCAGCAAGACCAGTGGTGTCTTCTGAAGACACGAAGTAAAGAGTAACGTTGGAGCCATCATCCTTAGTTAGTCTTCTTACCTGTTGAGTGTTGGCGTAAGTTAGTGACAAGGTAGCGATCTTGTTTAGACCAGTGGTTGAACCAGAAATCTCAGCAGACCAAGCAGCCATGTTCTCATAATCACCATCAGACTTACGAGCAATCTTGAAAGCAAGTAGGTAGTTAGCGCCAGAACCAGAGAAAGCAAGGATGTCTGGATCGTAAGAAATTTCTTTCTTATCATCAGAATCTAGGTTATCAATGAGCTTGTTGATAACTGGTGTAACAGCTAGAACAGAACCAGAGACAGTCTGTGAGCCAGTGGGGCTAGCGTAAGCGTAACCACGAGCAGAGGTACGAGGACCAGCGAGGTCACCACCAAGGGAACCTACAAGGTCAACACCACCGGTAACCTGAGAACCAACCTGATC